TGGCAGAGGATGCTGGACGTCATTCAACTAACCCATACATAGAGGATAGTATGTGTGATTTTCAACAGCTAACACCTTAAATAATGGTATACCGGTATAACCCTAGGAGAGAGAAATGTCTATAGAAATATCAACTGGAGATAATCCAATGAAATTGAACGAAGTTGAACACGATGCTGGAGTGGGCACAACAAGCTCACCTGAGCTGGATGCTCTAAACGTTCCTGTAGGTGATGTGCTTGGCACTGTCTTTATCATACCGATAGATGCGCCAATCCCACTTGAACTGTCTGACTTTGTGGTGCCAACTGGACCACTTTTGAAACGATTGCAACCCTTAGCCGAAGCGAAGCCAACCGATGATATAGCGATAGTGCCTATCTCAGGTTCTGAGCTTCTCGCCCTATCAAGGGCTTGGACGTTGCTTAAAGAAGCCAGAAGTGTGGCTGTTCTCACTGAACTTCCAGGTGCGCGGGACGACTTGATCTTTACCCAAGCAAGACGACAAATTGGCCTTAAAACTGTGGATTGGCCATCACTGTCCGAAGCATTTGCTACACGAAAAGTTGAAAAGCAACGAAGATCTGACACTCAACCTTGGCTTGAGAAGACCGATCCTGACAAGGCTCTGCGAAAGGCCAGGGGTTCAAACCTTCGTCAAGCCACTGAAGGTATTCCGACCCCGAAGGACGATTATGCAGATACCGACGAAGTTTGAGTATCTCTTCGGGACACCAGGTGCCAAGCGATGGCTAACGAGAGATCGTGGTCCAAGACAAAACGCGATCTTTCCTCTTACCTACAAGGATACTGAGACCAGAGGCTATACGCCGGACCGGTTTGTCTACGCTCGTGATCCTAGGATGCTTAGAATCACTGAGAAAGTGGCCACTCGACTAACGGATGAGTTTCCTCAAGATGTGACTCCATCCGGTTTCTCAGGCCCAACAGCTGTGCCTGGCAACTTTTACTCAGCGTTAAGCGTCTCAGGATGTGGGATGGATCCCCTTCCTCTGCCGCTAGTCGATAATGCGAAATTTATCGAGTCACTGGGTTTAAGATCTGATATCAGGAAACAGGACATACCATATCTTAAGACGTTGATTCGTCTTTACTTTGGACATGTCACACCAACAGATCTTCATATACGCAAGGAAGCGACTACATCATTACTCCTGTTCACGAAGGATAATGAATGGAAGAAAATGACAACGCTTCACTGTCTGCGCAATTGTGATGAATACATCAACAGACTATCTGGAGGTAGATCTGACTTAACCTTAGCAATGAACGACTTCCACTCCTTGCTAGTCAACGCAATTCATGAAAGGCAGCAACCGACACCCGTAACTAAGGAGGAAGATGGCACTCTAAAAGCTAAAGCAAGACGAGCTCCAAGTGAGGAAGAGGCTCGAACAGGTTCACTCAAAGCTTCATTCGAGGCTGACTTTCGTGTGTTCGATGACGCTGGTGGCGTCATACCAAATCACTTCGCTATGAGAAGGCGTGTGGTTTGGGGCTTCTCAGGTATCCCAAACTATTTTATGACCGCCATCATGGGATGCCATAGGTCTGTGTATCTTAATAGATTTGCCTTTACATACAAGACGCGTGGCTGGGAAGACAAGGAGCAGCGGATATCACAATACCGCTATATTGTTGGTTCTGATGTTAAGAATATGGATACCACGCTACCAACCTGGTTCTTCGAGTTTCTATTAAAGGAGCTGGAACAGTATTGGGATGAGCGCTTGTTGATTGTTCTGCGTCGCATGCTATATGCATCATTCGTAGCTCCCCCGCCATGGCGCGAAACACCGGATTCCTACAATCCCGTGTTTGGAGGTGATCCACTAGACGGCGAAGCCAACGTACATGCTGGCTTAACATCAGGGATATTTATTAATCCAGATTTGGGTAAGCTCTGGATGACATTCGTCTATCTGATCCTCTATCGAGATTCAGGAGCGATAAGCTCAATTGATGAAATCGAACCTTTTCTGCAAGGTAAGAATCCAAATCATGGTCTGCTTAATATGAGTGATGACGCCACTATGATGACCAACTCGTCAAGAGTCTACGAACTACTGAAGAGAGCTAAGTCGCCATATGCGGTACTAGAGCCAGAGACACCAGTGATCTATCTTGGTGACGTGTTTGCCATGGATGGTGGAAAGAAACGAGCGTATCCCAATCCAGTTACATACATAGTAAACCCCCTAGCTAGAGAGTCATCCATGGATAACATGAATCCAATCTCATATGCGGAGGGCGTGCTTGCTAGATTCCAGCACTATTCAAGAACGCCGATATTTCGTGACTTGAATCGCATATACGAAGAGGAGATCCGAAACGAATTAGGTATCAATCCGTACCTGATAGCCCGAGCAGTCGCTAAGCGACAGAGATTCACAGAAGTGGATGCGATTGTGAAGGCAAATCCACATTATCTGGTCTATCGCATAGATCCAGCTGATGTCTCGAAAGAAGTACTTGATGAGATTGTAGCAACAATACCAGCGAGTGACTTCTTCAACTCAATTAGACACCTATTTAAAGTTCCGACTGTAGAACTGGGTGAGCTAGTTCATTAGGAGAGCACCATGAGTACAGAGTTAGATGATCAAGAGGCCATATCAGACGGCCTCAAAGAGGGTCCAAGGACGAAAGAAGAAAGGGAGTCGAAGCAACTGATCGAAGATGTTATCTCTGGTAAGGCACTAGAGCTTTGCCTGTTTGATACGCAACGCTTCTTTGGGGTTGTCAACATCGAAACTGGGATTGCGCGCTTACGCAAAGTAACATTTATCGATGAGCCAACAATGCCCAACAAACGCCGTGAACACTACGTCGAACGAAGCTTACCACTGAAGGTGGGACATGCTGATTCGATATCACTACCATACGGCCTTACTGTAATATCTGGTACAACAGCGGCAGGTAAGTCCACTTTGCTAAGGGCGCTGGGTCGAGCTCCAGTCGAAGCTTTGCCTAATGTAGAACGTGTCTTAGCTGTCGAAAACCCAGATGACGTCGAGGAGTTGGAGAATCTAAGAATCTTCCGTTCAGTTGACGCCGCTCTACTACGTGTGGCCAGAGATACCGTCGTTCACGACCGTCTCTATGCCATTGACTCGTTGAGAGCACCACTGTTTGAGATCAATGGCCCTGCAAGTACAAAGGGTGTAATTATGCCCTTCTTTACTGCAATTACCAGAGTCTCAAACCAGCTTGCTAGAAATGGTATTACTATGCTGGCGACAGTTAATCCTATGGATGAGGACGTCGAGTATGGAAAGGCATTTCTGTCTAAGCTGGCAGCCGCCGCGGCTTGCTTTATCGTGGTGGACAAGTACACAGGGAAGAAAACTCGCGGTGCCAGAGAGACGGGAGTCTTCGAGGGTAGCATAGCATCACGCGAGGAACGTGAACCACAGCGTTTCATTTATGACGCCAGTGGTCCTGTGGGAGCGACATCAGAGCAAGTGACATTTAATATGCCTCCGCCTCTAGATGAAGATCCTAGTCTGAGTTCAATCCAAGTTCAATCAATAGTGGAGAACTAAACCATGGCACAAACGCCAAGAAAGCCCCCTACGCCAAAGAAGACGGCGTCGGGTACAGAGCAACCGTCTAACACCTTCCAGGCAGAGACGGATCAGGAGAGAATGAATACGTCCGTGGGTCCAAGCCCAAACATTTTCTCAACAGCTTCCGAGTTCGTTGATCGTCAGCTGACCGCCAGCCATATCGCCGGTGGTCTGTCCGCATACGACTCAACAAGCTCGTTGCTGCTTGCGAAGTCGGAAATTGTCGACTTTCACAAACCAACCGAACTACTTGTTTCCAGGCACTACCCAGGATATCGAGTTTTCGACATCACTGGGATGGCCGCGGATGAGACGC